ACTTTATCATCAATCAAGCTAATCATCTTGTTAATGAAAGCATTAGGTGAAAAGCCTGGACAATAACCTGTAACAGTCAAAAGAACATTCTTCTTTTCTTTTGTCAAGGTATAGTCACATTCGTACTTAATTGAACCTTCACCATTTTTATAAATGTCTTCAATTTCTTTTGGAGTTGAAAGGATTTTACCACCATACTTATAATCAGGACCTTTAATATATTTCATAATGTCCTTAATCTTTGTGGACTCACCTTTCTTGACAACAACCTTCATAGCTTCAACAATTTCTTTCAAGTTATGGGCTGGGATATTACAACTTAGACCAACAGCAATACCTGCACATTCATTAATAAAGAAATTAGGAACACGAGTTGTTAGAACAATAGGTTCTTTAAATTCGCCTGTATAGTTTGGAACATAGTCTGCTACGTCCATACATTCAAGCATCTTCATACCAAGCTGAGAAATTTTAGCTTCAGTATATCTTTCAGCAGCAGCACCATCAGTCAAACTTCCGCCAGTTACCCTGACCATAAATCAAAGGATATTCACAAGTTGCGAGAGTTTCCAATGAACCATAAGCTGTGCCGTGTGGGTGATATTTACCCATACAATCACCTGTAATTCTTGCTGACTTTACAGTTTTATTTTCCCAAGTTGCTTTTAAATCTCTGGCAGTCCACATTAAGCGTCTCTGTGCAGGTTTTAATCCATCACGATAATCCGCTAATGCTCGGTCTTCCAAAACATCTAAACCATATACTCTCATATTCTTATGAAGCATATCTTCAGCATTAATTGTCTTTTCGTTTGTATCAAAAAATTCTTCAATTGTATTCTTATTTTTTGCCATTTTTTACCTATTTGTATTTTATTGCTAATATAGAAAAAAGAAGCACCTTTTGTAAGGTGCTTCATATTTATAATGAAATTTTGAACTTCGTTTTAAAACATACTTTCTATCTTTTGAAAACTACTAAGTTGCTGTTCTATCTTTGGTGCAGCATTAGCAGCTAAAGCATTATGTTTAAGTATATCACGAACTTTTTCCATAGTCAACTTTTTGTCGGATATATTCCACCACTCAACTCCAAAAGTATTCATAAAATTCTTATAATTCTCAGGAGTAATCTTGGTTGTTAAAACGGCAGAATAATCATACAAGGTTGCTGTCATTTCATCATATTTGTTTTTTTCAATCTTGAACACAGTTTTCAGTGAAAACAAAGGATTTTCAGTTTCCTTGTATCTCCAGACTCTTACATATCCACCACCAGGGACTGAATAGAAAGCTCCTTCAAAAAATGCACTGTAAACTAAAAGTTCTTTAATTATATCGGTTGCGTGTACCAATTAATTCTCCTTGAATTTATCAATAATCTTTTTATTTCTAAGTTTTCGTACAACATTCTTTCTAATTATTCTAATTCGTTCGGTGGACAATCCGTGTTTATCACCGACAGCTTCGTTTGTACTATCACCCAAAACAAGTTCATCAATAATGTCTTTGTAAAGTTTAATTCGTTCTTTCGTTCCTTCTAGCTGTTCAACTTCTTTCATTACCTTGTTATAAAGGTCTTTGTATTCAATAGAGTTTTCAAAACGATAATCAGAAGAAAGTGTATCAGCCAATGTAAGTGGATTTGATGGGTCGGAACTTATTGGATTATCCAATGAAGTAACATCTTTGTAAGCTGCCATCAAACTCTTGTCATTTTCATCAATTTCTTCACCATTGGCAAGTTTCTTTTTAATTGTACTAATTCGGCTATTCACAGCTACCGTTGTAACAAGTGAATTGTCAAAAGCTATTCTAGTAAGTGAGGAACGGATTTGCCAAACAGCAAAAGACAAAAATTTCACATTACTCCTGAAGTCATATTTCTTAATTGCCTTTGCCATACCAATAACAGCTTCATTTACAAAATCACTGAAATCGTGAAGTTTAGAAACATACTGTCGGCAAGCACTAACCACGAAGAGTAAATTGTTTTCAATAACTTTGTTGCGAGCGAAAATGTTGCCTTGTTGTGCAAGTTTAATTAATACGAGTTCTTCTTTTTCACTGTATTGACGCTTTCCTGCTCTCACAGTACTATTGAAACTCTTAAAATCATTTTCAGTTCTAGGCAAAAATTTATCCATAAACACCTCACTTTTTTATACATTTATCAATAATATAATAAAAGTTCGGTGTTAAGTCAATAGCATTCTGGTAAACTTTTATTTACACAAAATCTAAATCAAGTTGCATTTTTCTTTTAAAGATTTCGTGACCTTTATTGAATAAATCCTTATTTGTGGTATTCTTCAAGTCTTGCCATGTGTTGAAGATCACACTAAAATCCTCATCTGCCTTAAAATTATCATTTGTGTACTTTTTAGAAAAAGTATATGATTTCCATAATGCCGAATTACTATGAATAATATCTTTTTGGTCATAGACCTGATAAACAACTGTGTAAATTTTTTCCATTGTGTCTACTTCAAACATCATCATTGGCTTTACATACAGCGTAAGTTCGTGCATATTATCATTATCAAAATAAGTTTTATTAAAGAAAGTCTCCAAATGTTCTATTCTCATAACATTTGCGAGATTATTTTCAAACAATTTGCTTTTATATTCTATACTATCCATATTATTAAATATAATAAAAAACCAAGGCTTAAACACCTTGGTTTTTTAAAAATTGTTTCAGATATTACTTAATACCAAGCAATTCCTTACGGAATGCAGTACCTTCACCCATTGTATCTTCACAGGCTTTTTCAGTAACATCAGTCCATTTAACTTGTATCAATTTACGAGTCTTTGGATTTAAACAAATTTCACTCAACTGTTCAGATGTACATTCACCCCAACCCTTAAGACGAGTTACAGTGTAATCGGAACATTTCAAAGCCTTCATTTGTTTATCAACTTCACCACGAGTCATACCGAAGACCTTTTGTTTAGAACCAGTAGCCATAAACAAAGGAGCGTCAATTATATACAAGTGACCATTTTTAATGAGGTCAGGCATATAGTTTACAAAGAATGCAGTACACAAGTTAGTAATGTGGTCTCCATCAGTATCAGCATCGGTCAATAGAATTACCTTACCAAAACGAAGTTTACTTTCATCATAATCAGCTTGAATACCACAACCAAGTGCTGCAACAAGGTCCTTAATTTCTCTGTTACCATCGCACTTAGCTTCACCTTTCTTCTGTGGCTTTCCAAACAATTCTTCAGGTGTTGCCTTAGCTGCATTGATTATCTTACCACGGATTTTTAATTCGCCCTGATAACCTTCTCTAGCTTGTTTAAAGTGACCACCAGCAGAATCACCTTCCACAATAAACATTTCCAAATCCTTTGGATTTTTGAATTTACGGCGGTCAGCGTCAAGGAATTTATCACTGATATAACGAGAACCAGCATTCAAAGTCTTCAAACCTTTCAATAGGTCTTTTGAAGCCTTCATCTTTTCCTTTTGTTCATACATCTTTTCAGCATATTCAACAATGCGGTTTAGCAAGTCCTTATTTTTACGGAAGAACTTTTCCATTGGTTGAGTAAGCTTTTCAATGATTTCCTTTTCAACAGGAGTATTAGTCAATTCATTCTTGGTCTGTCCTTGATATTGTGGGTCAGACATCTTATGGTGTATAGCACCAATAACACCTTCAAGAATATCATCGTTCATTATCTTTTTCTTACTATTATCCTTGACAATGTTACAGATAGTTTTCTTCAAACCATTCAAGTGTGTACCACCCAAGTTAGTGTAGCAAACATTAACGAAAGATTTAAAAGTATTACCATCTTGTTTAGTGAAGTTTACTGCTACATCAGTATAATCATCTTGGAAAGTGAATACAGTATCTTCTTCGTTGTGTGATACGAGGTCACGCAAACCAGTTTCAGAATAATATTCAATTTCTTCATTATCATCAATGATTAAATGAATATGAAGACCTGGGCAAAGGAATTGAATATCCTGTAATTCCTTCTTAAGACGAGGAATATCTAATTCAGTAGAGTCTGTAAATATCGTTTCATCAGGAACCCACTGAACAACTGTACCATTCTTCTTAATTAAATCTTTCCATTCTGATGGTAACTTTGTTTTTTCTACTTCGGATTTAACAATACCCTTTTCAAATTTCTGTGTGTACCACTTTTTATCTTCACTGTTATTAGACCATACTTGTAATTGATTAGAAAGGGCTGCGATAGCCTTTTGACCAATACCATTTAGACCAGAAGAAGTTTTATAAGCATCGTGATTGAACTTACCACCAGCGTGTAATTGAGTAAACACAAGTGTTAATGAGTTCATTTGTGCTTTTTCATTCCAACCAACTGGAATACCACGGCCATTATCTAATACAGTGGTTAACTTTGTTTTTGTATTGTAGAAAATGTAAATGTGCTTATTATAACCAGCCAAAAATTCATCAATGGAGTTATCTAATGCTTCTCTAAACAAGCGATAAAGACCATCTGATGGTTTACCTGAAACGGCTCCAATATACATCGTAGGACGAGTACGAACTGTTTCAAGACCTTTAAGGAAGTCAATACTATCTGCACCATAATTATTTTCTGCCATTTATTACCTCATTTCAAATTTCGCTACTACACCAGAATCGGTTTCTATTTCTTCTACAAGTTTGAATGCCGATTTTAGTTTCTTAAAATTATCTTTCCAGTTTACTGATTGTAAAGATGGAAGGACAGTTGCTTCAAAAATATCATATTGCCTAGATTGACCTGGTGTACTTTCCGCGTCATCTATGATTATTGCTTTATTTGTTTGTATTTTTACTTTTACCATAATTGGTATCCTATTTATATAAGAAAAACTGCTGCTATCACAATAGCTGTAATAGCAATTATCACCCAAATATCTACACTTTTTAATATCATAGGCCAAATATAATAATTATTTTCCTGTTTTTATGAAACAGTCATTTTTTATTTTCATAAATACTTTATGAAGGATTTTAATACATTCGTTACAAATTATCTTGAAGATGAAGAGTTGCTTGATGAAGCAACATCTGTTACATTTGGTGGTGAAAGTTATCCAACATCTGGCTGGTGTATTATTCTTGCCGGTGGTTCTGGAAGTGGTAAAGGATATGTTCAAAAAGATGCTTTACTCATTGACGCCAAAGTTTTTGATGTGGATAAATTAAAAGATATGTATTTGAAAGCGGTCAAACATAAACTTATTAATGACCCTAATGAATACAATTTAAAAAATCCTGAAGATGTAACTAGACTCCACCACATAATCAAAAGAAAAGATTATGATGCCACCATACGAAACTCATTCTTCAAAAGTATAGAAAATCAAAAAGAAAAGCCAAATATAATATTTGATATTACTGGCAAGAGTAAAAAAGATTTTATCCATATATCTGAATTGGTTAAAAAATTTGGTTATAAAATATCTTTAGTATGGGTGGTAACAAATAGAGAACTAGCCAGTGTACAAAATAAATCCAGAGACAGAGTTGTAAGAGACGATATTTTTAACCACATACATAACGAAGTTAAAAAGAATGTAAATGAATTTATATTAACTGATGCAGGAAAATATATTGATGAATGCTGGCTATTCTTTAATTCAACTAAAAAACCAAGAGAAGAAATGACTGATTATGAGAAAAAAGAATTAAAGGATAATCGTGCTTTCAAATTGAGAAAAAAAGAAGGTAAATTCATTTTACCAATAGATTTACAAATTAGACTTAATGATGTTATGGGACCTTATAAAAAAACAGCCGATTAGGCTGTTTTATTTTCTTTATCGTAAAGTTTAATTCCTTCTCTTATTCGTTCAATAGCAGGATATTTTAATACCATTCCAGCTCTTAAATCATTCCACACATCTGAAACACCATTAAACCACATTAGAAACCACCAGTAGTTTGTTGTTCCATATAAGCGTTGTGAAATAATATCTGGTCGGCCTATATCCACATCACGAACCATATAATAAAGAACAGAACCAAAATCAAAGTTACCGAAGTCCATACTGCCAAGGTCATATTCCTTTACACCTTCAACATCTTCTTCGCTTAAATAATTGGTTCTGTATGTAATGTTTTTCATATTTTATTTATGAATTTTTCTTCCATTCTTTATAGAAGGAAACTAAATCAGTAATACTACTCATTGTCTTTTCAACTTGGTCTAACTGATTTAAAGATGTATTGTACTGAATTTCAAGAGTATTATAATTTTCTTTTTGTTTACACAATTCAGTATTAAGTTTTGTCACTTCATCTTTTATCTTTGCAAGCTCTGACTGTAAAGATTGATTTTGTTCAGTTGTCTGATTAATACTATTCACCATAGCATTAAAGTCCATCTGTGTAGAAATTAATCTTGCATTTGCTACTTCTAGTGCTTGTTTGGACTCAGCCAATTGTCCTTCCAAATCTTTATTTTTCCAAGATAGACTTTCGTTATTTGCTCTTGTCTTTTCGGCAAGCAATAAAGCATCAGTAGCTTCTTTTGTTTTGTCTTGATAAACTTTAGCTGATGACTGTTTCAAGTCAGTCAATTCCTTTTCCAAAGTTTCTGCTTTTGTTTTGGATTCTGTGTACCAATTCATTATTTCCTGAAATGCTTCGTCAACTGCTTTTGACTCATAAGCTTCAAAATCTACAACTTTATTTTCAGGCCAGACAGTTCTCTTGGCAGGAATTCTATTCAACTTTTCGTATTTCATATCACAATCTCCTATGAACTTTTATTATGTATAATATAGTAAAAGGACCGATTTATATTTCGGTCCTTCATTTTTTTGTTTTGTAAAGAACTTATCCTACAAAAATGCAGTGTCCAACTGGAGATTCGCGGTCAATTCGTTCCATAGCAGCATCGTATCTTTCTTTATAAGATGAATACAAACTATCTGCATTCAAAGTACCACCACCAGCAATAGTTAAACTATACTTTCTCAAAGCATTAGTCCAAATCATACCTGCTTTACATACAACCAATTCTTTGAACCAGAAATCATTAAATATCTTGCTTGAGTGTTGGCGCTTTACTACTTCCATTAAACCGTGAACTTTGCGTCTTGGTGAAGGCCATACTGCTAATTCTTTTTCTTTTTGATTATAACTAACTTGGTAAGCATCACCAAGGTCAAATTTAACTTGTTCCAACCAAACTAATTGAGCATTAAAGTTACCCATAACATCGCCGTAAGACGAGTCACCATAACACATACCATTAAAGTTCCAGTTGTTCATTCCCATCATTGAATCATAAAGAATGTTGTGTGGAACTGTAAATAATTCATTTATATTTCCCAACCAGTTAGCAGTCTGAAAATCTACAACACTTTCAAGTTCTTGGCAGATTTTATAATGGGTTCTACCTGGAATAAGTTCCATACACAAGTAATCACGATAGGAACCTTCTTTATAATAATATCTCCAAACATATTGAACAGTATCTCTAATAATATCCAGTAATTGCTGATTAGAAATTTCAATACAAATTACAGGAGCACCTAATTGACCTTTAATGTAAGTAATTAATTGTCTTACATTTTGGATTTGGTGTTCTGCCATAAACTGGTCTTGGGCAAAACAATAATCCTCCTTTGGCTGGTGCTTAACAGCATGGTCTGGTGTCATTATACTTCTACCAGGACCAGGAGTTTTTGTAGGACCTTTTGGTGGAAATTCACTTGGTAAAGGTCCGTTTTGTTTCCATTCCATTCCCATATTATATAAACCTCTACAAGTATTTATAGCAATTCTGCTATTTGTTTCTTTATATTTTCTTTGTCATTAATCCAATCATATTCTTTTATACGAATAAGTTTAACATTAACCTGTTCACACAGTTTTATTTTTGTTAAATCTTTATTCCAAATATCTTTTGCAAGTTTACCAGTTTTAGGATTTACATCAGATGGTTTATAAAAACGATTATCCATGTGCCAAAACAAACCATCCATTTCAAAAGCTAAATTTTTATCAGGTAAATAAATATCTAATTCATTACCTTTTAATAAAGTTCGGTCATTTCGTAAAATGTTACCGGAATATGTTTCTTTAATAAATGAAGCTAATTCCTTTTCTGGCCTACTTATTGATTTTCTATTATAACAAACAGGACATAATTTATAATTATTTTCTCTGCTATATCTGTCTATTAAGCTACGAACATTTGAGAAAGTTCTATTACATATATTACAACAATAAATTACTTTTTTAATGTTTTTATTACTTTCAACATTAACAAGTTTACAATTTGAATGTTCAAGATATTCTTTAATATGTTCTAAACTTTGGTTTCTTCTATTCTCTTTTTCTTTTTCACTTATATAAGAACCATTATTTTTAAGTCTAGATTCTTTGATTTTAGTTCTCCATTCATTAATTTCTTGTTCTGTTTTATTTTCAATTGTAGATTTAAATTTGTTTTTAAATTCTTTAGTTTGATGTGAACAAGTTTTACTACAATAATTTAAATATCCAACTGTTATTCCTCTATATTCTGTTTGTTTTCCACATATTCTACATTTATCTTCTCCTTCTTTTTTACAAAATTCATCATAATATTTTTTTGAATTATATTCTTTATGATGAAATTGAATATGTGTATTCAAAGAAGAAAATTTTGTAAATTTTTGACCACAGATTCTGCAATTGTAATTTAAATTCATATTAAACCAGATTCTTGTAAATTATATAAATCTTCTAAAGATATATCTTGTATTTCACCATTTTCCTTTTTTATAGTAACCATACTGTCGCCAGTAAGACAAGCATATTCTTGCATACAAAATTGTTCACCATTATCTTTTACTTGCTGGTCCCACCATTTTTGGTCACGGCCTTCTACTTCGTGCCATTGTACCTTACAAGGAATAAATGAGTTCTTACCTTGTTTAGCCTTTTGCCAAATATTATAAAAGTGGTTCATACCCTTAGGGGTTGAAATCAAAATCATCATAGCATCTTTTTTAGCAGCCTGGGTTGGGAATACTGACTGCATAAATGCAGTAGCCATATTATCATCAATGAAGGCAAATTCGTCCACAAGCAATAAGTCAATAGATTTACCACGAACAGATGAACTAGAACTTGCACCAGCAAATATCTTAGTTTCATTTTCCATAGTAATCTCACCATTATTCCATTTCTTTAAACCTTGTTGTAACCATAATGGGAGTTTAATATAAGCATTCTTAATACGAAGTAAAATTTCAGATGCCTGTGCCGCCTTGTTTGCTAGAACAGCAATATTCTTTGACTTGTGGAAAAGAGCATACCACAAAATATACAAAGTAGCCAAAGTGGTTTTACCAGTCTGACGACCCATCATAATAATTCTATTATTCTTTTCAGGAATTTTAGCACACATAACTTGCATAATTTTTTCCTGATAAGGACGCAAGGTCATTTTTTCTTCACCAGCAGGACCAATAATCGTAAAATACTTCGCAAAATAAAAAACATCTTGCTGGCATTTAATATATTCTTGCATTTGTTCAGGTGTCATTGGTATTACTTCACCAGCACCTCTTAATTGGTCATTTTTAAAAAACATAATTTCACCTCAATGTAATTTTTCAAACTTAGAAAATTCTTCATCGGCTTTTTCTTCTTCAGGAGTTTTATCAAAATCCATTTTTGCAATAGCCTTTTGTGCGAGAATTTTTCTTTTCTTTTGTCCTATATCTAGTGGCTTTTTAACCAAATTTCCGAGGTCATCCCAATAATATACTTCTTCTGTACCAACACTTTCAAAGGATTTTATTGCTAGAACTCTTATTGCTTCTTTAAGCTCTTCTTCAGTTAGTTTACCTTCTATCTGAAGACGCTCTAATTTATTAATATCTAAATCGGTAAAATCCACCATACCATATTTATAGAAAAAGAGGTCCTTTTTCAGGACCTCTTTTAATTTGTTGTTTATGTTTAATTAAACAGCATTTCCTGGGAAATGAGCCTTAATTTTCTTCTGTAATGCCTGGACAGGGTCCTTAGCATCCAAGTTAGCACCTTCAATAATCTTTATTGCGTATGCCTTTACATCTTTATCGTCAATTTCAAAATCATTTCTCTTAATGAGTTCTGAAACGAACTTTGGTGTTAAAGCCTTCTTCAAAAGAAGAACCTTGGCACGGAATGAATTGTTGAAGTCACCAACATCTTGACCAACAGTATCACGAGGACGAGCTGCACCACTTGCAATCAAGCGGTCTTCAATACCTGCTAAATCTTCATCGTAACCTTCGTCAAGTTCATCATCATCGTCTTCTTCAGAGCAAGACTGTTTCTTCTTCTTGAATGCAGCCTTTTCCTTGTGAGCCAACTTATCTGATTTACCACGGGACTTACCTTCGTCAAGAATTTCTTCATCATCTTCAAAGGCTTCGTCTAAATCATCATCTTCGTCACAGTTCTTGCAACCCTTCTTTCCACAACAGCCACTCTTTTTCTTCTTATATTCGGCCTTTTGACTATGAGCGAATTTATCACTCTTTGGCTTAGATTTGCCTTCTTCAAGCATATCTTCATCGTCAAAATCTTCTTCATAGTCTTCATCAAATTCAGTAATATCGCCCCAACGGTCACCAGACAAATCAATTTCTTCTGTTTCTTCATCTTCTGGTGTATCAAGGTCACCATCAAGCTGATAAACAATGTCTTCAGCAGTATTACCACGGTCAATCAAGTTCTTAATAGCTTCATCATTGTTGGTAA